AGGCTTGAAAAAGAAGAGGCTAAAAAAGCTCGGCAATCTGTTCAAACCGCAGAAAGGGCAGCAAGAGAAAGGGCGGCTTCCGAGGCTCGTTCTTCAAAGCAAAGGGAGGCAGAGCAGAAAAGGCTGACCAGGGAAACTGAAAGAGAGGAAAGGAGAAGGGTTGTTGCTACTCAAAAAGCAGAGGCAGAAAGGGTAAAAGCATCTCAAAGCTCAACTGAGTCAATGATGAAGCCATTATTGGCTTTAAGGGGGTATGTGTCTGCTGCATTTGCAGTTGGCTCTATTGTAAGCTTCGGTGAAGAGGTTATTAAACTTCTCGCAAAGCTCGAGTTACTTGAGTCAAGGTTAGGTTTCATATATGGCGGCACTGGTGCTGGAAACGCCGCCTTCATAAGGCTTTCATCGAGTATAAAAGAACTTGGACTTGAATATGAAGAAACATTAGAGCAAGCGACTTCATTTAGTATTGCCGCACAACAAGCTGGATATACTACTACTCAAGTCGAAAAAATGTTTATAAGCTTTGCGTCATCATTAAGGGCTGCTGGCTCAAGCTCTCTTCAGGTTCAGAGGTCTTTCTATGCCCTTCAGCAGATGATGTCTAAGGGCGTTGTTTCTGCGGAGGAGTTGAATAGGCAGATGGGCGAGTCTTTACCTGGTGCGGCTATGCTTATGTTTAAGGCTTACAAAAATCTACACCCAGAGCTTGTCCAAAATTTTGAAGATTTCCGTAAGCTTCAAAAGGAGGGGAAGATATTAAGCGCGGAGGTATTACCAGAGTTTATTAGGGTCTTGGAAGAAGAGTTCGGGCCTGCACTTGAAGGGAAGAAGAGCTCTTTGTCGGCTCGATTAAATCGCCTTAGTCAAGCTTATACAGCGTTCAAGGCATCTCTTTTAGATACTGAGCCAATTAAAAATGCCACAAGTGCGCTCGAAAATATGCTTAACAAGATGACTGCGCTGATGAGTTCAAAGAGACTAAGTTTTTTTGAAAAACTATTGGGTTTCTCTGGAGGTCCTTCCGCGGAGTTTATCCAACTGAAAGCAGAAGTAGAAGCAAATCTTAAATTGGAGGAGGCGAATTATATTCAAACCAAGGTTCAGGAAAAGAATTTAGCACTCTCTAAACTAACTAAAGAAGAGCAGCAAGAGAGGTACAACAATCTTGAAAAAGAGATAAAGGCTTACAAAACGTATCTTGAGCTTATATCAAAAACTCCTGAAGGTGCAGATTTTCTTGACCGATATGCAATTACTTCCCCCCAAGTTGCACCTCAGTTACAAAGACCAGAGACTATGGCTGGATTTGACATAACCAAAAGGGGGTATCGGGACATAAGTAAAGTCGAGCTTTCCATAGCAGAGCAACTATTAAGGGATTTAGGCGTGATGATTAGTTCTGAGGGTGCGCCAACGGGAGATGAAGATAAAGAAAGCCCAAGAATTAAATTCCTTGAACAAGAAATACTTCTTTTGAAGGCTAAGATAATGGCTGAGGAAGATGCTATTAAAGTGATTAACGAAAAAGCTGAATTTGAAATCAAAACCACTGAAACATTAGTTTCATTGAAAATAAAATTATCAGAGGCGGAAGAAAAGGTAGCCCTACTAAAGGCCAGTGGTGCTGGCGAAACTGCAATAGCAATGGCTAAAAAAGAGTCCGAGGTTTTGCAGCAACAAATTGAGTTAAGGCAACACGAAGAGCAGCTTATGATAGATAACCTTGAGCTGCAAAAAATGATTATACAACAACGGCTTTTGTTAGTTAAAGAGGGCTCTATTGAAGAATACAAGCTTAGAGAAGAGTTGCTAAGGAAAAATCAGGCGATAGAAATACTAAAAGCAAAAGAGAACTCGGAATTAGTTAAGAAGATAACTGCCGATACTAATGCTGAAATCAAAAAGATGTATCAGGGCTTAGCTAATGAGGTGAAAGATTTTATGGCTGAAGTAAGGCAGTTGCAGGAAGAGCCATTTATGGATGAGGTCAGCAAACAAGCCGATGAGATTATTAAAAAATATGATAAGGCAATACAAGAGTTAAGGGATAAATTTCAGAAAAACGTACTTAGCTCAGGTGGGTTTACTCAGTTTGATATAACTCAAACTACAACTCCTGCGAGCCCTATGCTTGCAGAGCCGAACATATTAGCAGGTATAGCCGACCAAGCACAAGTAGAGAAGGTTAAAAAGGCAATGCAAGAGCTTGAAAAAGAAATTTCTAAGTTGATAGCAGCCAGAGATAAACTACTGCAAGAGTTGGGGAAAGGCGATAAAGAAAGCGACTTTTTAGGTTTGAGTTCAGACGAACTCGAAAAGCTGAAAAAGGCACTCAACGTAGCTATCGACCTATTTCAAGACTACTATGATGCCCGCACCGAGATAGCCAAGAACGCCATCGAAAAAGAGCAGGCACTATTAGACAAAAAGCTCGAGGCAGGTCTTATCCGTGAGAATGAGTACAACGAGGAAACGAAAAAGAATAAAGAGGAGATGGCTAAGCTTGACAGGGATGCCGCAAGGTTCGGTGTTCTAATCAACACTGCCCAGGCTATCGTGAAGCTATACACCGACTTCGATGCTATTACTGCAACGATATTAGCCGCAGGTGTCGTTGCCGTTGGCGCAACTCAGCTTTCGGCTATTAACTCTGCTCCACTTCCTGAGTTCCACGAGGGCGGCTTGGATATTAAGAAGAACGACAACAAAAAGGCTGACAGGGGGCTGAAAAGTGGGGAGTTCTATGCTAAGCTTTTAGAGGGTGAATCGGTGATGACTCGTGAGGAAACGGCCAAGTACAAGGATGTGTTGAAGGCTATTCGTGAGGACTCTTTGCCCTCGCATATTATGAAGGGATATACTGCTCCTGCCTACCATCGTTCTATGGATGAGCCGTACCGAATGGCTAAGGAGCAGACTTCACTTGAATTAGCCTTTCAGAACGCTGAATTGGTTGATGCTATACGCAGGAATGGGGCTGTTGCTATTAAGAACCCCGATGAGATTGCTGATGCCATTGTTTCAAAGAGTTCGTACACCAAAATAACTAACAGGAGGAGAATAAGATGAGTTTTCAGGTCTATGTGAACAATATTGCCATAAACGATGAGCCTATGGGCTTAACGGATGCTACCGTTAAGATTATGCGTGATGAGCAGTTCTCTGGCATAGTTAGCAACATTGTTAGCGACCTTTCCTTTTGGGGCGATGGCTATGACATCATTTATAGCCTTTTTCAAGGCACTACGGGATGTTTGGATATTCCGATAAGGATTGAGCAAACGGATTGCTTAGGATTCATCTTTGAGGGCATAATCTTTCTTGCCGACATAGAGTTGGATATAAGCAGGTGCATAGCGAAGTGTACGTTATCCGACAACTCTCTTTCTTCGCTGATAGGCAGGAATTATGATGTAAAAGTGCCGATAAATGCTCAAAAAAGTTTAGATGGCACTCCCCTAACTCCAATAGGAGAGGACATATACAATCCATTTTATGTTGATGATGGCAGTACAAATCCGCCCGACCCTAAGCCTTGGCCTTGGCCTCCTAATGGGAAAAACTTCGTTGACGGACCTTTTAAGTGGTATGGCATCATGGAGCTGTACCCATACATTATAAAATACTTCACAAATAATGCTCCGCTTACATTCCAAGACTTAGCCCCGTATAATTATTTTACAGACCCTACATTATATTTTGCTCCACATCATTTTGAGCTTCAAGTTACGGGCGCGGTTACATATATCCCTGGCGGTCCGTTCACTTGTGATTTTGTTTATTTGGATGCTTTTGGGGCTCAGAGAACTATTACTATAAACTTAGAGTCTGCGGCTGTTCCTGGGACTACAAATATTGATGCTATTAACGCAAACATTCAAGAGCAGATAGGTAGCCATTTTAACTTAACAAGTTTTAATCCGTATGATGGTGAATGGGTTGAGAACTATTGCGATAGAGCCATGTATGTTACTCGTGGGGTTAATGTAGGAACTTTGCTAAACCCAGATTATATAACGGATGTTTTTTTTCCATTTAATGCGGGGGCTCCTGTCTTTACAAATTTTGTTAATTGCACTATTGTAACAGCTCAGCTAACGGAAATACAGCCATATACTTATGGGCCTTATTATGCAAAAGTTACATCTGGCAAGACGTTGAAGAATTTTGCTAATCCTGACCTTGACCCAAATACATCCGACCCTGATAGTTTAGCTCGTGGGGCAAAAATGAACATATCTTTTGCAGACCTTCAGATGGGATTTGGCAATTTATTTGGTATAGGGATTAGATTTAATAGAGATGTCAATGGCAATGACATTGTAACCATAGGACAGGAGAAGAATTTTTACGAAACAACTGAGGCATTTTCCATTGACGCACCATATCAAGCTACAATGGTTAAAGATGGGAAATTTGGATTATCCTCTCTAAAAATAGGGCAAACAAATACAAACCCATCTTTTGAATTTGGCACACAAGAGGAAGCTGATTACGTTAGTAATGTATGTAGCCCTCAAAATTATGAGGCTAATATTGGTTTTGAGATATGTACTGTTGATAATTTAGTAAAAATACCAGATGTACCAAGTTTGAATGACGAAACCATTTACATAGCCGAAAAAGACCCTGTTCAGTACAATAACGCCATTGTAGGGAATTACTACAAAATAGCAGCTCATGGAGTTAGTTACAGGAGAAGAGATGACTGGCAAGGGCTTGGAATTTATGCACCAAAAGGGTTTTATGGCGAAGCTCTTGCAGGTATTGTGAACCACCCCGAAATAGCGAGGGCATACGCTCATAGGTCAGGTGATGGCTTTTCTTGGAACGGAAACTTCATCCCAAACAATAGTGGGCCGAAGATTAGGAATAGGGTTACATTTGAAGCCCCTATAACAGTTGAGCAGTTTAACCTCATTCAAGCCAACCCATATCAGAAGATACGCTTTGGCACAGGTCTTTACGAAACGGGATGGGTAATGAGCCTTGAATACAACATTACTTCGGGAATGACTAAATTTGAACTTTTAACAGAATGAGCATACAAGCCGTACCTAATCAGCCCTTAGACTGGCAGCTACTGCCTCTACTTGAATCCGACTGCCCCGACTGCCCTCCTGCCGACTATTGCAGCCCGATGCTATTCATCCAAGAGGAGGATGGCTCAGGCAACAAGTATTACACTTCCGAGGAAATGAGCTATCAGATAATAGTTCCGATAGACACGGCTTGCCCACATGAGTTAAGTGGG